CTCGACTTGCCGGACCGGACATACATTGCATAAAATTCCTGGAAGATGGGCAACCCCCCAGTCATACGTAAACCCCCCATACCAACCGCATCAAGCCAACCGGAGAAAACCGAGGGCTGGTAGGGCTGCAACATAACTGAATCCTTGGCTAAAGCAGTAAACGGGTTCCTGCACATAATATACTCTTGGCCGTCAAAAACCGGGTGAGTCTGACAGAACTCAATTTGCTCAAATTCATCAACTGGTTTCTCAACAGCCATATTAAAACCCATGCACAGGAACCACTCGTTCAAACCATCCATGAAACGCTCCAAATCACAACGTTCCATGAATACGACACAATCGTCACCATTATTGGCTAGCTGAGCCGTCACTTTCCTATCTTGCAGGTAGGCGTGTATCATGCTACACATCAACACACAGTTGCCAAGAGAAGTGTTCATGTCACCACTCATCCGAGTCCCGACAACCGTGTACTCCAATTTGCCATCAGGCGTGTAACCGACACAATGATTCACCTCCTGAAATTTCAGAAGTTCAGCAAGCCGGCGACGATGCTTCGCCTGCTTAAAACACTCGAGATAGATACCATGTTCCCACCGTAGTGCATCCAGCGAGACGTGCTGATCAAATCTGGATGCATCTAAACCAACTGCAACAGGGTCACGGAACATGTCCCATTTCTGACGCAAAACTCGGGCCGACTCAAGCGCATTCAAGCCCTTAATAACAGTGGTATGTCCAAACAAGCCACCCAACGAATCAAAAATCCGATGTTCAAGGTGGCGTAGATACCGCCCGACCCGTATGTTGAACGTAGGATCACGTGGCGATATCACCCGAGGAACTGGATCACGCTTACTAGTAAAGTCAGTCTTCTCAAACTTCACAAACACCTTCACCTGGGAATCTTGCTCCGGAGTAGAACGCCCCATACGTATCTGCTCCAAAGCCCTCTCGTAAATCATCCTCTTGCGGCCCCCCGCACATCCATCAACAAACTGACGGTGGCTAATGGGGGCGGTCGAAGGAAGAAGACCTACAAGAGTCTTCCGAGTACCAGACATGACGGAAGCAAACACACCAGGTGCAGGCTTGGGTGGAGGAGAGAACCCATCACAGGATTTAACGTAAAACACTCTCTCCAACACAGCCCGCTTGAGAGTTGAGAATTCATGGTTAAAAGGCACAATCTGGACATCAGGACTCACACCAGACACACGCACATACTTACGAACCTTCGTCACACCCAACTGCGGCTCACACCGCAAACGACACTGGTCCCCCCTCCCCTCAAGGTTGAGATTACAAACCGAGGGGGGGCATCCAGTGCCGGTGTCCTCAGCTGGGCATCCCTATAGGTCTTCGGGTGGCCCAGAGGCCAACCCGAATATCCTACCAAAGA